CATCTACTCGTGCATCAATTCCCACTGCGGGTTCAATCAACTCCACCGGTTTGGTGATGTGACGTGATGCACCAGTACAACCATAAGGTGACGTTTCTGGAATATCTGCCAAAACATCTGGTGTCACTGCCGGATCGTCAATGGCATATCCGACCGTGATCATTGACGTTCTTTGCAAATCAATGATTGGTGAAACGTAATCATTACCAGATTTCAGATCTACCTTAATCACCAGAGATTTCTCTCCTGCACCTAGTTGTGCAGTTTCGACTGCTGTCGGGAAGATTCCACGAGGTGATGTAAAGTCAATGTTTTGAGCAGGTGTAATTCTCTGATATCGAGAGTCTTTTACATAAGCAGTTTGACTTCCACTTGCTGATTGTGCAGTGGTAAACTTCGCAGATGTATCAACCGATGTCGAACGAGGAATCGCATGTTCTAACTGTAGGTTTGCAACATGGAATACCAGATTTTCGTCTGCTCGGACACCATTACCTGAAGAGTTGCCACCCCGACCTGTTGCAGTTGCACTCGCACCTGAAATGGTAAATCCATATCGATTAGCGGATGCAGCAGTAATAGTGTGTGTTGCATTTAACTGTGCAGCAGTAATACCATTAACGTCTGTTGCACCTTCAAGAGTCACTGTATCACCGGTCTTCAATCCATGATTGTCTTGTTTGATAACAACAATACCCGTAGATTCTGTCGTGTAGATATAGTCGTAATCAAGTTCTTTCTTAGGAAGTGCAGCATTCTGCAAAACAACACTACCATTTGTGTTATTAAACTTCGCACGAACCAGACGATACATGAGATCCTGATCCTTTGACTCTTGCCATGTCGTACCATTCTGTGGTAAGAACAGAGAGCCTGGGATTGGTTGTGTAGTTACTGTTCGACCAGTAGAACCCAAGACCGGTTGTTGTGTCTTCGCACTGAAGATTTCGTATTGAGTCGACGCAGACTTGACAACAATTGCATAGTGCCAGTTTGGTTGCAAGAAGATTGGTTCCTCAAATTCGAATGTCGTGGGTCGTCCCTGAACAGTAGACAACACTGGATCAGTACCGATTGCATCTACCTGACTTGGATTCAGGAATACCTGAGAGTCTGGAACGATGATGTCTTCGGATGGTTTTCCATCAACAACTGGACGAACTTCAATCGACACAGGCAAATTACCAGTGTCTTTTGTTCGGAAATATAACTGAATCTTAGTCAGTGTCAGTCCAAATGGATTATCGACATAGAATGTCTGAGCAAGTGGGTTCTCTAAAGTGTTCTGAGGAGCAACCGTACTTGATGCCTGTTGATTCTTATTGACCGTAATGTAATCAGAAAGAACCGACGACATTGAGTTTGTTGATGAGATAACACTTAGATCTGCACCAGTTAAGGGTGTAGTCGAACCACTCCACAATCCAGATTTCTGTGGATCAATTAGATTGATATTACCAGAAGCGATGTTATCCAATCGTTCCTTGATTTCTTTCGCAGTATATGTACGCGCTCTTTTGCTGAGATAAGAATAAGGAACCGTACTGGAGTGATGTCGTAATCCTCTCCAACGAAGGAAATGTAAAGCAAAACCTAAGTTCGAATAGTAGTTGAAACACTTACTACCTGCTTCTTCCCAATCTGGAGTGTCGATATCCAAAAGCATAAACTCACGAACACCTGCACGGAATCGAGGACGAACTGTAAATCCGTTGACAGTCTTACCCTGTTGTAGATACTTCAGTCGTCGACGAATTTCTGGTAATCCATATCGAGAACTTGGAATAAAGAACGAACCGGTAATCTCACCGTTTGCATCTGATACAAGTTCAGATGGCGTATCGGGATGTTGTGTCTGATTACCATAACGGTTACCGATCTCATCGTCACGTTCTGACCAACGAACAAACGCCTCTTCTTTCACCCAATCACTAACATCAATACCATCGAAGAAGGGTGTAAACTTAGTGTTAGGTTTGAGACCAGTTGCCTTGAAGTAGATCTTTCGACTTCTCATCCAAGGGACAAGAGCATAATCAACGTAACGATTACCGAATCGTGCACGAAGTGTGTTAGATGCAACCACACGAGTTACGTGTTTTACTCCACCAGTAAAACGTTGTGCATTTGAATAACTGCTATAATATTTGTCACTCTTATCATTATAGTTTGCACCCGATCTGGCGTATGCGTCTCCACAGTACTGTGTGTCATTTTGTTGATCGTCGGAAGAACGTCCCTGCCAGTTCCACTGCCAGTTATTCCAAAGTTGTGCCTGTTTGTCAGACAACTTGTCACGTCCTTTGATTGCACGATTTGCGGCAGTATAACTTTCTTTCCATTCATCCGAAGATGGAGAAAGTTTGAGTGTACCAATGTTTTGTGTCGATCCGAACGGATTCACTTGTACAGATGTAGAAGCAAGATCTTGATATGCCCATTCTTCTTCATCATAAGTCAAGTAGACCTGATCACCCTTTCGAATAACGCCAGTTGATGTATCGGAATCAAACTTGAGTTTGATGTTTCCTTCAACCGCACAAGGACGAATGATACCTGACTCTGGATCAATAGAAGCACAATGATCTGGGTTCTCTGTGTCAGTTCTACTATGGTCAGTTGCATCATCGACCACAGTACCAACTTCAACACGTTCGTTGCCTGCACTATCATACGACGGAGACAATCGTTGTTGAAGTTCTAGAATCGAGAGTCGAGTATACTCTTCGAGTCGATCTACCTTCGCTTCCAGTTCTGCAATATCTTTCATGGTGTAGTGTGGATGATCAATCTGAGTAAACGATAGATCGTTTTCGTTGATCGTATTTGGATTCATCTGAATCTTGTACAACTCCAACGCATTGTCTGGAGTTGGCTTGAACTGGGGTGTTTGTGACTGTTGACCCATCAACAACTGAACTTCACCGTCTTGAGTAACCAACAGTTTGTCATTACGTGGCAGATAGTATTCTATATCCGCAGTAATGTCGTCACCCACACGAGGTAATTCGTTGAGATATGTACTACTGAATGTACCACCATCGTTGTCATCATTTTCTAGTTTGGTCGAACGGAAGTCAACGAAATTGAATAGATTGACTTCATCACCATTTGCGGTAACGTGTGTTGGAATCTGTGCATATGACAGACCATTGTAAGAAGATGCAGCAAAGAAATCACCTGTAGCACCATGTGAAAGACGTGAGTACTTCACATAGATCTGATTTGGTGCGCTATCATTTGTGTCAAGAATGAGTCTGCCTCGTGTATAGAAATTATCACGTTGACCGTCATCTAGTGTGAAAGCGTTTATCATGTTAATACCAGAGGCATCTGTATTACGTACAGAATCAACATCAAAAATATCAACATGATCTTGAGGGAATTTGTAATATTTGGTACCATCACTCTCAACCAGATTAAGAGTGTTTGTGATATTCTCTACAAGAGTCTTAGATCTCAGAGTTGCTGTTTTCTGAACATAGTAAAGAACTTTAAGTGTCTGACCATTGTAGGCAGTGTCGACATCGATGTCTCCCCCAGTTCCAGTAAACGATACAAAGGAGATTCCGGGCAATGAAACAATCCAATCTTCACGATCAACAAATGTTTCTCCTGCACCCAATTCTGCATCAATGTTTACGGTACCTGAACTAACTGAACCCGCATTGACAAATCGTTGTTCTCTCAGAACAATATCAGTTCCAATTGATGCAACACGAGGACGTGTAGTGGGGAACAACAATGAGTTGCCTTGAGTTTCATAGAGTTTTGCTTTGGTTTCACTTGAATTGATACGAAGTGAATAATAATCAGTCGATGTACCGATCGATCTAACTTGTGAAATATCCTGTCCGGCATCAACCTTTACGTCTGTTACAAATACTTTGTGAGTTGCACCATCCAACAATCCAGCATTGCCTGTGATCTTTTCTACTGCACGAATACGAGCGGTACCGATTCGTGTACCGGATTCGGGATCGGTTCCGACTGTTCCTAGAGTTACTTCTCCAAGGTCTAGAATAGAAGTGCCCTGACCAGAATCAACAAGGAAATAGTTTCCATAATTAATAGGAACAACATCGTTTACCTGAGTATCTGTTGATTGAGGTTTTGGAACAGATAACTTGAGAGGTGATGGATTTTCAACTCGATAACCACCGACATAGGCAGTACCAGCAGATACTACCAAATCAAGTTTATCTGCGTCATCTGGATCATCTTGATAATTGATGATAAATGGATCAACAACATAATCACCCGACTCTTCACTTGTTCGAGTCGCCAAAAGATTGTTGATCTTGTTGTATGCGTCGTCCTCGTCTACCTTTTCAACAATAGTAGAGTTTTCGATATTTGAAAGGAATAAGAACGTATCGTCTGAAGTAGTGTCCGCCTTGTCAACCAAAGTCAGTGTGATTCGATATCGATCTGCGCCTGGCGAAGCGGTATTAGTTACACCCCCAGTATTGTCGTACAATGAAGTATCGTCATTGACAGTTACAACTTCTTGAACAACCTTAAATCCGACTGCACCGGTGAATGATTGATCATAAGGGTTGAGGATCAATGACTGACGGGATGCGTTTACAAAACGACCAAGGACAAAGAAGTCTCCGGTTTCTACATCTATTTTTACGCCCCGTCCCGAAGCATTTACATTTTCGGTTGTCAGTTCATAACCACCACCCGATTGATCTAGAAGAGTGACATCATCACCAAATCTGGCGGGAGTGCTCGCAATGACCTGATCACCCGCATCGATGTATTGAACATAAAGAGTATCACGAGTAAAACCAATCGTAGTATTTTTTGGTCGGACTTCAAGAACACGTGCTTCAATTAGAGTGTTCGGGTCACGGAATACTGTACCAACAGGTATATCCTCAAATCCCCCACCTGCATTTGTGGATGCAATCTTAACATATTCATAAGATGAATTGATTGACATACCGCCCGATGAAACAGCTGCACCCTCCTTAAAGATGTTACGACCAAGTCGTCCCAACTCTTTATAGATGAGTGTCTGAAGTTGTGTCAGTTCACGTGCTTGTAGTGCACGTCCACTGTTGAACAGGATTTGATGAAAATGCTTATCCTGATCAAAATCATCATCGTATGTACCCTGTAAGGTTGCGGATGTGAATGTAGTTGCCATATTTTACCCTTCTTGTCCTAGATCAATGACAATTTTAATGTCTTCTGTTTGAGTTGAGGTACGGTCAATTGCGGTTTCAAGGTTATTTATGTACAGTACATCACCCGAATATCGGTCAATTTCTGGATTCTTGAGTCCATTAGAACCGATCACAGCCTGTGTTCCAGTAGTACCTGTTAGAGTTTGTCCTACTCCAAATGTTTTAAATCCAGTAGTGTGGTTTTGCACATAGTATAATCTTTCAGGCGACGTGACTCTATCGTGCCAATAAACCTTTGCTTGATTACCGTCACCATTTTCGAAAATTTCATCCGCAATAAATGTTCCGGTTGCGGAAACGACTTCGAAATAATTCATTGCATTTCCAGCGTTTGCTATAAAATCTGAGTCAGTACCAAATTTGGTGGGATTGCGTAACAACATGACCTGTTTAAAATCATTGACCGGATCTGCAAGAGGTATTGTTCCATTTTCATTATTCTGTATCTCAGTGTTGACCATAAACTGAGAAGAACGTAAACTACGAACGGGGTCTGCATTGATACCTTCTTTTGGCCCAAAAACCGCACGAAGAACGCCTCCACCATCACCGGTCAATGTGACATTTGCATAGTCATATCCAGAACCGTGTGATATATTTTTAAACCCATCCGAATCAACGGTGACATTTACAATCTTTCCTTCATCAATTTCACACGAAAAAGATGCTCCAGTACCATTACCTACGACAGTAATCCTTGGAGCAAATGTGTAACCTGTTCCACCCGAATCGATTGCGAGACTTAATATTTCGCCGGCAGTTGCCCCACTCTGTAAATTAAACTGTTCAGAAATTTCTGCGATGGACGATGTTGTTGTTCGAACTTTTGATACCGGCAAATAAGTATTTGTTTTGAAACTGTTAATTGCAAGACCGGTCAGTTTATAAAGGTATCTCCAAAGGTATCCGTCTGAAGTATAAAATGTATTTTGCTTGGCGTTAAATGCAACAGCAATCGCGCCTGTGGGTTCTTGCGTAGAAGGTTGTACGACACCTTCATCATTCTTTTTGGATTCGATACAAACAAACACTTCATTTAAACTATTCACCACATAGAATAACGTTTGGTCGGGGTCATTATCGTCATATGCATTATATGTCTGACCAGAAGACCATGTTGTGTTTGGAACAACAAACGACTTGTTACTAATAACCTTGACAAAGTTCATTTCATTTCTTGCCTGATTTTGTCCAAACAAACCTGCCGATGATGAGTCAGCACCAGACAATGCAAGATAATAGTTTGCAACACCTTCAATATCCTGTCGATAAAGGTCAAGAAAAAGTGACTTAGTATCGGTTGTTATGAAACTATTTGACATGAATTAGTTACTCTCTTTTGTTATCCTATTTATAGTGATGCACTCAATACAGCATTAGCACTAGATTCTTCTGCATCGTAACGAAGAATATTATTTCGTAGAGGTGTAATCGTAGATTGGTTTGCGGGCAATGCTGTAATTTTCACATAGTCTCCACCCAATAAACTAATAGTGAAGTTTTCTAAATTTAATACACCAGTAGTCGGATCATAAGATCCAATGTTATCCACTGCCAATTGACCGGTTGATACATTGTAGACTTCGAGAATCGTACTATTCAATCGATTTCGAAGATAACAAATGTCACCCTTGTATCTAAAGTTATCACTCTCAATGATATAAAGTTTATCATCTGCAGCCGCCAGTGACGTTGGATATGTGACTGTATAGTTACCTGATCCAACTACAGGCACAAATCGGCTCTGCATTTTGATTGTTGCTCGTGATGACAGAACCGAAGGATCTACGTCATCTATTTCTGTTAAGAGATTAGATCTTCGGAACGACTGATCGAAGTCCCCTAAATTGGTGTTAAAGAATGACTGAACAGATGTCGATACTCTGTTTTCTATGACAGATTGTGTCACGGAAGTTAAGTTGGGATTAAACTGAAAGAATACCTGTGCTTCGATATATGTCTCGATAGGATCAATAAAATCAACATCGAACGATATGACCGCAAGATCCTTAAACAAGTCTCTAATATTATCCTTTGTGTCCTGAATGACTGAGGGATCTGTTGTATTGAAAACTAATGACATGTATACAATGCCATAACGAGGGGGAATGTTATCTTGACCACCCCATGTCTTTACGTCACTGACATTGTTTCCAAACTCTCTTAATACCAGTGCAGAGTAATCTTCTGCTGTCACTGCTCTATTTTGTGCGGCATACTGATAAGGCGCATTCTTTCGAATAGACTCTATTCCCTCTTTGAGTGCACCGCCAGAGGATAACGTCGTTGTTGTGATATTTAAAGACTTACCATTTACCTGTGTGTTCGTAGTAAATGTACGTGCACCATTTGCATCTGGGCCAGCAACCACATCATATAATACTTCTATTCTTTGTCCAGATTCTGGTGATAAACCTAAGCGTGATCCATTACTGAATGTTACTTCATAGAATCCATTTGGTGTCTCTTTAACTACAAATATTTTTGATGTAGCACTGATATTAGTGGTTGTGTTAAGATTAGTGTAAGCATCATATGCAGTAGACGTTACGCTATTATACACTCTTACTTCAACCGTGTCAAGATCTATTTTCGTTTCTGGTATGACATACGAGTCATTTTCACTAGCAGGGCCAGCAATGAATGTTTTGGTTCGAGCAGATCCCTCATAAACAGGTACGTTCGTATCATTGTTGAGTGCAAAATAGTATAGACCATTTCCATCGTCTTTTGCAATCAAAACGTCTCTGGTCTTGAATGTATAGGTCTTACTGTCTACAGTGGCGTTGAATGATGTTCCCTTCGGCAAAGTGACTGAGCCGGGTCGAGCGGTTTCACCAGTTGATGAATAATCAAGATACATGCGAAGAACCGCCTTCGATGCAATCCGTGAACCCACAGTATAACCCAATGAACTTGCAAGTCCAACCATAGATGAACGAAGTTGAGCAGTTGAAAGATAGGATTCGTTCAGAGCAAAGTTCGCAAGAAGTGCATTGTAGTGAGTATTATATGCTAACACATCCAACAGATTAGACATTCCTGACGCTTCGAAGTTGTAGTCCGAAAACTCTTCCTTCTGTGCCAGAAATAGTTTTAGACTGTTTTTAATCTGATTAAAGTCTAAATCCGTTGATTTGATAGTAGTTGCCATTTCTTATCCTCTTTATGATTGGTTTACTACCAATACAATTTCGTCTTGTGTCAAGAGTTGGTTTTCGTCTGGTACAGTCAATATAGCACCGTCAACGATTGCAAGACCATCAATTCTCAGAAGTAGATTATCTAGGGTAAGTAATCTTTCTCTTTCTTCTGATAATATAATGTTTTCTGGTTCAACCGGTGGTGTTACCGGCGGCACCGCAGTAACCGCCGCAGCGGTGTCTGCAATTTTAACTCGTAACGTATCTGATATCTGTGAGTTTACAATTCGAAACTCTAATACAACAGACACAGAATTATAATCGGGTGTTGCGACTACCTTTAAATCCAAAATCTTTGCTCTTGGTTCGTAGGTTTCAATCGCATCAACAACACGATCTGCAATCTCATCACCAGTAGATGGATCTGCTAACTCAAACAACAGATCATTCAGATCACCCCCAAAGTTTGGATCGTAGGGTTTCTCAAAACGATTTGTCAACAACAAATTCTTTACTGCCTGTTTCACTGACGCAGCATCGGTCTTGCGTAGAATATCACCATCCCCTTCAGAATAAAGGGGCGCAATTCTCGCATCTAAACTTAGGTCAATGTCGGAGTACAGTCGAGTACGTGTTACACGTCTACTCTGACTCAGATTGCCGTCGTCTCTGGAAAAAACCTTTGCCATCAATGAAACCTTTTCTTTTTATTTATATCAATCCGGTAGGATCTCTAACAACTCATTTTTTGCCTGTAGCGTACCATTGTAAGTTGTTTTCAAACCATAATTGAATTGCACATCAAATGATTCAGGAACCTCTGGCATGGTCAATAGAATTGATGCAACAAGATCACCACTAGGATCAAATGTGTCGTATGCAAGTTCCAACTCGTTGTAGTCGATGTAATCTTTCCAGTATACTGCGAGTTCGTATGTTTTACTTGGATCACTTTTGCCATTACGATCGATTAATTGATAACCAATACCACGTCCAAATCGACGTTCTGCATTGAAACCACCAGCAGTCTCCTTGATGTCACGAGGCAAATCGTAGAATGGTTCGTAGATGCCATCCGACACAATCAGTCGGTGTTGTTCAAATTCTTGACTAGTCAACACTGTATTCATTGCCTTTGCGTGTAACACCAGATTACGTGCAACCTGTAGTCGGTCTACAGGCCCACCAAACGATTCATTATAGAGTTTCTTAAACTGAGTTCGACTTCCAATACCACCCAGAAATTTGGCACACGTAATTCCACTCGCTAACTTAGTCGCAGAGGTAATTTCACCAGAAGGTTTGTACTGAGGATCAATTAATATCTTCATGTTCTATTCACCTTGAATCGTTTACTGCGATTGTCAGCAGGGTTGTTGCCAATCAGTTCTGTACCAAATCTTAATGTTCCTTTTTTCGCGGCACTTCTACCGATATTAGTGGGTAGATTAGATTTGAACGTCGAGTTCAGTTTACCTTCACTTACAAGATAACTCGTAAACTCTCCGTTGTTGAGATGTGCCGGATCTCTTAACTTAGACCGAATTTCATGAATAGATGGATCATGACTGAATAGATCTTTGTATTCATCGGATCGACGAATCTTGTCTTCAAGTTCAGGATCAACACCCACTTGTCGTATACCATACTTTGATGTTGATAACAAGAGTTCTGTAATATCTGCCGTAGGTAATGGTGCAGCAGGTTCAAGTGGATTGTAAGGCATAATACCTTCTTCGGGTATTGCGGGTGGAAGTGTGACGGGTTTAGGCGCTGAAGCGGCTTTGAGTGCTTTTGCAGCACCTTCTGCAAACTTTGCCTCTGTCGCTTTCATTGCATAGTCTGCATGAATTGCTTCGGTCGCACGCCCCACAAACACACCATAGAATGTGGATAGATTTGTATTCTCGCCCGGCTTACCACCATACGTGTTACCATAGTAATCGTGGTTGGGGCCACCAAATGTACCCTTTTGTCCAATCGCAGAAAGAGATCTTGCCGCGAGATTGGTTGTTGATGCAGCTGACACCCACTCATTAACCGCAGTAGTAATCAAATCTTGACCGGTCAAAATTTCAGTGGATGCTTCGGTGAGCATATTGTTGTTGCCTTTGGTAACGACATAACGATCACCCAACACAGTGTCGGTACTCAGACCGATAGTCTGACAACCTCGTGTTCCGCGTATCACATAGTTTTGATCCATGTTTACTGTCTTGGTATGTCTTCCTTTGATATCTTCGACTTTATCGCCCGCGACATTAAGGTTATAGTTACCGCCAACAGAAACATTGAAATCACCGTCGACACGTAGATCAACATTACCTTTGTAAACAAGATCACCTTCTCCCTCCACGATTACCTTTGAATCGCCACCAACAACTTCTACTCGTTGTCTGCGGGTTGATATGAGAACAGAACCATCCGCACGGAGTTCAATCCCTGCACCTGTTCGATGTTTGATAAGAACTCGTTCACCGCCAGGCGTATCATCCATCTCAAACGAGTGTCCCGATGGTGTTTCTTGTATCTGATTAAACGGAAAGATAGACGGTTCTTGATCTGGTAGTTCTAGATCAACTCCAACATCACCACCACCGATAGAAAGACGATTGACCTTTTCACCGGTCGCTGCCTTGTTTATCGAGGTGTCATAGAAGTATTCGCGTTTTGGAAACTGACCTGTTGGATCAGCAAACCCTTCTTTCGGTATACCTTCAGTGACTTCTTTTCCTAGTCCCGACTTGTCCGATTTTATTCGCGTTCTATATTCGTCTGAAAAATTTGTCATGAGTTAATCTCATCCACGGTCAGTGGCCCTTGTGTCAGTGGGTCGCTAAACTTAGAATCCTTATCAAAGTTTGCCTTTACGTATGCACGAACATCAAAGCCGGGGTCAATAGTTAATGCGTCAATGTCTTGATGTCCTACGACTTGACCACCCGCAAAAACGTTATAAAAAGATCGACATATGTGATCGAATGTGTTAAACTGTGAACGTGTCAAAGATTGTACTGAGGTAAAGTCCAATAGATTCGGTGTTTCACTAGGCGCATTAATACCACCAACAAACACCACCGCAATACTTCTTTCGTTGTGATTGTTTGTGACGGCATGTTCTCCCTGAATGTTTACAGGACGCCCACGTTGCAATGAACCATCACGTCGAATCACATAATGATATCCAATACCTGCCAATCCGTTTGCTAGATGAATTGCATTTATCTCTTCACTACCAATGTTTTTGTTTGTGGGAGTTTCTGTCCAGTGAACAACTATTTCGGTAACATCTCGTACAATATTTTTAAATTCTGCCTGTAACTCTTCAACTGAAGATATGTAGGGGAACACTGGGTCACCAAAACCATTCTTCCATTCCTTTGCAAACGAACCTATGACATAGGGTTCATCGAACACTGTGTCGGTAATTTCAGGTGATGTCGCACGAGTGATAGTGGTGTCCAGTGTCTTGAGGAAAGCACGAATCTCTGCAGCGCTCTTACCTGTCGATTGAAACAATAACTCAACCGCCTGTGAAAATTCTTGTGAATTGCCCTGCGACAAATTGATCACGCGATTGATATCCGCACTAGATAATCTTGGTGCAAATTCCTTGACTTGTTTACGAATCTCTGTTAAACTTTCAACACTTAACTGTTGTACAATACCTGTAGTTCCATCTCCGGCAACTCTTGACTGTACCAAAGAATTCCTTTCCTCTTGAGTCGCACGATATTGGTCACGAAGAGATTTTTGTTTCTGTGCACTTTGAATTACTTGTTTGCCTTCTTTTCCACCCGATAATTGTGAGAAGTCATTTGCACCTGCGACAAGATTCACTTTTGTTTCGAGATCCTTTGTTACCAATGATTGCAAGTCCGCAAGGGGTTTTGTCTTTGCATTCGCAATCATCGCATTGAATTCAGCAGTGTTGCCAGGCGATGTTGGAGTGATTGTTGCGATTGATCCTGAAACAACTTCACCAAAGTTTGGTTGTGTAGAGTCCGCTTCGATTTGTGAAGTGTCGATATACTTCACTCCTCTATTCACATCTGCAAGTGCACCGGTCGCTTCAAGTTTATCAGTTACACTTGTGACTGAGGCAGTGGCAAGAGAGTTAATCGACTCACTGGTAAACGCACCAATTTTACCTTCAATCCTTGCACCTGCCTTGAGAAGACCGTCCGGTGATGCGTCCAACACCTGTTTCTGTAGATCACCTCCACCCACATCGAGTCCAGTAATCTGTTTCAAAACACCTGAAATTGTGTCTGCACCACCCGTAGGTTCAAGTGAAGAAGTATCTGGTACCTGAATGGTCAGACCATTGCCGAGATCGAGTTCTTTAAATGTAATTGCAATTTTAGATGTTGTTGGTGTAGTGATCGAACCAATAAGATTATCAACTACATTAGACGTAAGGTTTTCAATACTTTTGGATGCACTATTAAGCAATCCTTCGGTAGTAGTATTATTCAACAATCCCTGCGCTTTGTCAAACTTCTGTGTCAGAGATTGTATTCCACCATTGATCTCTCCAGCGATTGCACCCGCTTGTGTTTCGAGAGAGTTCTTGGTCGCATCAACTGCATTTCGTGCCTGCGACTCAATAACATCCTTACCCGCAAGATTTCGATTGTTCTTTAACGTCTGATTTAGTTTATCCTTTGCGCTAGAATAATCACTCATACGAACACCTCATCATATGCGAGTTGTGCAAGATTCTCTGTGTTATTTGTTGTGAAAAGATAATACTCATTAACTACCGCACTTGCTGATTTAATATCGGTGGTATTTAGAAGTCTTCTGTTCGCTGCACCAAAACGATTTCTCAATTCAAATAATACGTACTGCAACTGAATAGAGTACAGACGCCAGTCAGAAGACGGTTGAAAGTTCTGTGAGAATGACAGCAAACCATTGAACCGACTACCGGTTGATGTATATCTGTCCCAACCTGCGATTCCGGAGATAAGATCGTCTCCATAAGTCTGAAACTTTGATCTGCCTTGTAATGCACCTGTAATGGCGGCAGAATGTATTAGATTGTATCCGTTGTCCAGAAAGAACTTCATAGACTGTTGACGGCGTAACTGAACCGATGTAGATTGCAGTTGGTCGTTCAACAAGATTTCGGTCACAGAATTTTGCAATCGTGTGGTGGTTTCAGTGAGACCAATGCGTCCCCGTTGAATAGATGATGGAAACTCCACACGAGGCAACGAACCCATCACAAGAGGTATCTGAGATGATGCACCGTCAAGGAATACTCCGAAGACAAACGATCCAGCAAGAAGTTGTGGTATGCGACCATACCCACTCACTCCTCCCTCAGTTGAGGGTATTAAAACCTGCGCCCACGGAAGATCTTTTTCTGGTATGTCTTCCGTTTGTGGACTATGAACACCATTAATACGCACCTTGACACGTCCTTCAAGACCAGCAGGTGGTTGTGCATTAATGACGGTACCAAAGAACCATCGATAGTCGTCACCATAGAATTCTTTTTGTATTGGTCTTAAAACGTTCATAGTACAAAGTCGCTCGGTATGTCGCCTAGTTTAACCATTCGGCAAGTCACTGTATGTGAGTCATCGATCATTCGATGTGATATGTTCGTAAGAAGATAATCCCCAGACTTTCTTGAATCAATGTTCGTTTCGGGCGATGAAAAGTTCTGTTGACTGTTAGGGTTCAAGAAAAGAACACGCATCTTTCGACTGACCGATATCTTTTTTTCTAAAAACAAAGCACCATCCATCTCTATGTCGATGGTATTTTTCTTCAGTATTTGACGAATGATCTTGTTCTTAATCTTGAGTCGAGATTCAAATAATGTATTGCCATCTATCTGAGGCGTTTCGTCGTGATAACTTTTATACTGATTATATGTCTTAGATGATGTTATCTGGTGAATGTACAACGAATTATACTCATCAGAAGGTATCCCATCGATATATAACGAGGGATCAAATATTGACTGTGTGGTATTTTTGTCAATCAATCCATTGGTATAAAAATCGTCTAGTATGTCACGTACTGTGATATGATTGCCAAAGACCTGACCTGTTCCCGCGTCTATGTTTGCATAGTATGAACCGATCGCACCCTCTTCATAGAGTGCCAAAGAATCCTCTCCGTCAAGTTCTTTGAAATTAGAAATCTGTGTATATGTTTTCCTGATATCCTGTTCATCATCACCACTACTAGATGCATCGTCATATCGTAACGGCAATTTCTCGTTGACTACACTCTCTTGCATTAGTTTATCAAGTCCTGACATATACAGTGCGTTACTGTACAAATCCCCGTGAACATAAATTGGCGATCCTGTTTTGGTAGTCATCCGTGTGCCTATCCACTGCATCGCCTCAAGTGGACTGAGGTAGGGTACAATTACCTTTCTCTCTCCCTGAGCACTTGTGTCGAAATAGGAAGTCTTAACGATGGTCTTGCCTAAGTCTCTGTCAGCAATGTCGATGACCATGTCCTCAAGTGTCTGAGAATATGATCGACTAATCGACTTAATAGAATTGACGTAAACATGTTCCTCTACCAGATCGATCGATAGAATTTCACTTCGTTCGTTGTTCTTTATGGAGTCGTTTATTTTCGAAAAGAAAAACGTCTTATTGATGATTCCTTCACCTTCTGTTCCAGAACCAATACTGAGAACAATTCGTTCTGTGCCCTGAATAGATAGATCGTTTCGAAAACCAAAGTCATCGACCATAACAAGTCGTCCATCCACATAAGGTTTGGACAGACTCTCATAGAATACTAACTCAATAATATTCTTACTGATATCAACCACGCTCGTCCTTTCACTATTGCTTGATAGGATTACTTCAGCGCTAAGTATTCTGTAACTTGATACACTCATTATTAGGTCAATAACCTTTTAAGTTCACCAACCAACTGACCCACGAGTTCTTTCTTTAGGACGACAATTCTCTTTGATTCGTCATTTTGGTCGATCAGATAGTCTAGGTTTGTTTTGAGTGTGGCACCAGACAAATCATCAAAGTATTTGTCTAACCACTGATCAGAGTCGTTTTCGTAGTGATGTGTTCCTTCATATTCATACACAGTGTTGGATAGTGATGCACCAATAGTCTGTGGATCGGTTGTTGGTGTTTGGTACGCCAAGGTAACGGAACCGGTCAGATCACTATCTGACGCGATTGTTATTTCACCCACATCTAGATTTTTTCGAATCACTGTTCCTGACTTTCCACTAACAAGAACAGATGTTCCGGCCGGATAGATGTCAGAAAACTCTGCGGCAGAATCCGCAGTTGACAACAAAAGTTTACATGTGTAGTTCTTGAATAGATCATTTTGTGCACGATCATACACTTGTTGAAGTGTCATAGGCCAACCAGTTTCACGGAGACGTTCATTCATAAGGAAAAAGGTAAATTCATACTCGCTTTTTCCGTACAAGAGATATGACAATGTGTCGGGTCTCTCTCCGTCTTTTATTTCATACTCGATATATGCACCAGCATCATCCCGATAGAGATCAATAAGATCTGTGTATTTGTTCAATTCCTGAAAGACTGTCGGAGAAGTCTCGTCACCGAAAAAATATGCGATTTTAGGAAATTTGTTGAAGTAATTAGACATTAGTATCCCTTCCTAATCTTGCCTTTATCGAGAGCGGTGATCTCTCTGAATCGTAACGAAATATCCACTTCCATAAAGTCTTCGCCATCATATAGACCCACCGACGTGGAATTGAAATTGGTCACAACTGATTCAAGGTAACACCGTTGAATTCTTGGGGCAGGTTCACCGTTTTTCCCATTTCGTATATCGATCTGAAATACATTAGGAAACTCGTAGGCCAATGGAGCGTCTCCTACCAGAATCGCTTCGGGATAGACTTCTTCTCGAAAGAATCTAACAATCTGTTTTATCTGTTGGTTTTCAGCGCGATTCCTTGCAATCATTTTAAAAGAAAATTCAAAGTTTCTAAGGTTGACCTTTTCAAACTGTGTTCTTTCGTTCGGTGCAGCAGATACTCTGTTTGCCGCTTTTGCAGCAGCACCTGCTTGATCTGCAAGAGACGTACCTCCAACACCACCAGCAAGAAAACCTGCACCCGTACTTCCCACCAACTTACCTAGTCCTGCACCCGCAAGAGCACTAGCTGCAAGCGTTCCACTTTTTGCTGCTATCTGAGACCCCAATGCTTTTGCCGCACCACCAATTCGTCCATTGTCCAGTGATGCGTTACCCAATTCACCCGCAGTCGCAATCAATCCAAGTTCAGCAACGTTGTATGATACTCCATCGGTAAATGATAGATTCTTTTGTAAAGGTAATGTGACCGAACCCTGAAACACTCCCTTGTCGGTTCGCTTGTATGATTGTACATATTCTGCCAATCCCTTTGCCGCATTTTGCACGTCTTCAACGAATGATGTGTACTCTTTCTGTTCCTCTTCTTTTTCGCCTTGTTTTGCCAAGTTACGGTCATCTGTGCTACGCACTTCCGTAAGATCGAAGAAAGGTTCAATGTAATATGAAGAAAATGAAATTCTAGCAGGAGCAGTTTCTAATCCCGACAATGGGTATTGAAACTTTCGAGTTGCTCTGGACTTAGGTGCCTTTGTAGTTTCAGGAACGGCGTTTTCTTCGGGTTCCACTTTTCGTTGTGCAATCACCTCTTCTTCAGGTGTCGTTGCAGTGTTTGTGTTACCTCGCAGACGTTGTGCTTCCCGTCTCGCTTTTCGTTCTTCCAGTGGTAGTGCCATAGTTCGACTCTAAATAAATGAATTATTGTAAGGGTATTTATAGGGAAACTGTGGCATATAAAGGCAAATTCACACCCAAGAATAAACACAAATATGAAGGTGATCCCACGAATATTATTTATCGTTCTATGTGGGAACGTCATTGTTTTCGATGGTGTGACGAAAATCCTAATGTGAAAAAGTGGAGCAGTGAGGAAGTTGTCATCCCCTATCTGTATGAGGTTGATCGCAAGTATCATCGGTACTTCATGGATCTCAAGATTGTTTTTGAAAACAAAACTGTGTTGGTTGAGATCAAACCAGAGGCACAGACAAAACCACCCACCGGTGGAAGACGCACCAAACGATACATCTCTGAGGGTTATACCTACGTCAAGAACATGAATAAGTGGGAAGCGGCTAATGAGTACGCCAAGGATCGTGGATGGGAGTTTCAGATCTGGACAGAAAAGACGGAACCGTTGAAGTCAATGATTGGTGCAACATTGAAACCAATGAAGAAACTCAAACCCCTGCCAAAATATAAGAGAAAAAAGACTAAATAGATTCATGAAACATTTAAGGGAAATCAATGAGTCGTACTTCCAACATATGCGTTTTGCATGGAGTGTCGCTTTCGTGTTAATTGTTCACGGATTGTTGCCTATGGTTTGGGAAACTAAAGCATCAGAAATGATGGAGAATCGTAGTGAGTAATTTATTTCAGAAAGTAGAATTCGAGGCATTCCGTGCGGGGATTACACCACGCACACGGGAGTCACGTGCATGGTTTAGAAAACGTGTACAGAACATAAAGGTCAATCGACGAGAGTTGATGGATGCGGATATGATCGAGAAGAGAGCGAGATCTGCCGTGGGTTCGATGTATATGTTTTTCTACGACGCAAAACATCGTGACACCCTTCCCTATTGGGATGCGTTTCCGTTGGTCATCGCAGTTGGGCCTGCACCCAAGGGGTTTTATGGTTTGAATCTACACTATCTACCAATCCCTCTTCGTGCAAAGTTTCTTGATGCATTGATGGACATAACAAATAACAAGAGATATGACGAAACAACCTCATTTGGCGTATCATACGATTATCTGAAGTCTGCAAGTAAAATGAAATACTTCAAACCCTGTTTCAAACATTATCTTACGTCTCAGGTGGAAGGACAACTGTCATATATTCCACCACCTGAGTGGGAGATTGCAACATTCTTACCCGCTGCACAATGGCAGAAGGGTGGACAGTCACAAGCATATAGAGATGCAAGGAAAATGATTTCATGAAAATCCCAACGATTGATGATTTCAAATCTAAGATAGGAGAAGGTGGTGGATATGCAAATCCAAGTCTCTTCTATGTGAGTCTACCTGTGTTAGGTGCAAGTACCGGCCAGAAGACCGCAGTTGAATTTTTTGTAAAGAGTATTAGTCTACCCTCACGATCCATGATAACCGTTGATCGTGAACTAGGCACTGACATAATGAAAGTGCCATATGGATATCAAAACGACGACATCACTATGACCTTTCTTGTGATGAACGATCACTTGACTCGACATTACATCGAAACATGGCAACAGGCGATGGTTCGAGATGTCAGTCCTAATCTTGAGAACAATTATCGTGTATCATATCCGGACGAATATCTGAGAGACATTCGAATATTTCAATTGGACAAGGGGTCTACAATACCTCTGGCAAGAAGAGATGCAAGAGTCAATACCGACATTATAAATATCAACCTTGGCGCAACAGTCAGTATAAGCAACAGTGCCGCTGTTAGATATACTTGGCACATTATGGATGCATTTCCGATTGCATTTCAACAAGAGACGTTGTCGAATGATGCGAGTGGAACAATCAGTGAGATAACTGCTACGTTTAGTTATCGAAAGTGGAAGGGTTCTCAGATACCTTCAAGTCGTTCTACAAACATCGATGTGAGTGTTGGACAAACCGAAGACATACAACAGCAGATTGGCGGAAAAATACTGAATTCAATATTGAAACGCGGAAGAAGAATTTAAACATGGAGATAGATCATGGCATTACCTAAACTAAACGATACACCAAAGTACACATTGACTGTACCTTCTACTGGACAGGAATTAAAATATCGTCCCTATCTGGTCAAAGAAGAAAAGGTGTTATTGATGGCATCTGCGTCAGAAGATACGAGACAAATCATGGACGCCGTTCATGATACGATTGTTGCCTGTGTCGAGGGTGTTGATGTAAGTAAACTGACTACATTTGACTTAGAGTATATTTTTATTCAGTTGAGATGCAAATCGACGGGCGAGAATAGTCAGATAAACGTTCGATGTCCATCATGCGATGAAAGAAATCTTGTGAATGTACCTTTGCATAAGATCGAATGCACAAAGTCAAATCAAGATCCTATGATTCGTATATCAGATAATATTGTTGTGGAAATGAAATACCCTAGTTACCATGACGTTCCTGCTGACATGCAATCTAATGAGATGGGTTTTGGTTTCCTTGCAGCATCAATCAAGTCGGTAATCAGTGGTGACGAAAAGATTAACGTAGAAGACGAACCATACGAAAGTGTGATCGCATTCCTTGAGTCAATGACTCAGGAACAGTTTTTATTAGTAACCTCGTTTTTCGAGGATGCACCAACGGTCAAGTATGATTTGGACATGACCTGCACAGAATGTGAAGCAATGAACGTCATTGAAATTAAGGGGATGAATAGTTTTTTTTAATATGCCTCGCGCATGAAGAACTGTCGAACCATTATAAGGTCAATTTCTTGTTGCAGAGGCACCATAATTACACACTGACAGAGTTGGATAATATGATGCCTTGGGAAAGGGAAGTTCATACGATTCTCTTGATTCAGGCATTGGAAGAAGAAAAACAAGCACGAGAGAAGGCAAAAAATGGCAACAATTACTCTGGATGATGTAGTCGTAGAACAGATGAAAACCAACGAGACGTTGGGAGCTCTTATCGACAAGACAAAGGTCATGATCGAACTGCAAGAAGCAGGAGTAACTGGTCTTGACATTCTGATCGATAAATTCGACGACATGTTGAATTTTATGAAGGCGGAAGCGTTCGAGGCAGGTCGTCGATATCGAGAGGGACTCAGAGAAAGAAGTGCGCCCCCACCCTTTGTTGGCCCTCCCGCGCCAGGATCTCCTCCCCCAACAGGTGATCCACAAACCTACGATTTTGGTAATGCGGGAATCACCACTCTTGCCATTGGTGCGGGTGTTTTTGCCAAAAACGTTCTCGAAGGGTTTGTTGGTGCAGTAAGAGACAGTATTCGAAACTTCAATGCGAGTTTTACTGCACGTTATGAACGTATGGTTCAAAGATTCAATGCATCTAATAAAAAGTTTATGAAATCATTTGGTAGAGGTCTTGAGAATTTAAGAAATGGGTTCACTCGTGTAACCACAGGCATTTCTACCGGTATATCTAACTTTGGTGCCACTATTTCAAATTGGTATAACAACTTTGCAAATAAATTCCTACGAGGTGGAAACATGACCACCTTGTCTCAAAACCTGAGTAAAATGTTTGAACCTGTGCGACGATTTGGAGAGAGAATCGCAAACACACCTTTCTTTAAAGCATTAGGTGCATTTGGTCGTATCCTTGGTAAGATACTTTATCCGGTCGGTTTGATTTTTTCTGTATTCACTGGAGCAAAAGACGAAATCGAAAAAGAGGGTGAAGAGTTTGGAATATTAGGTAAGACCGCACTTGGATTTATTGGTGCAGCAAAGGGTCTGTTAGGTTTTGTTTTATGGCCATTTGAATTCATCAAGGACGTGTTGTCCTTCATCTCAGAGAAACTTGGATTCGAAGGATTCGCAAAGTTCTTAGATTCCTTTGATATCATGAAAGATGGTGTGGATCTTGTATTTGGATCACTTAACGATCTAGGCACATGGATTGGTGGTAAGATATTTGGTATCGTTGACTTTTTCTCTAATCTTAAATTACCAGAGTTGCCATCATTCTCAGGAATCAAAGAGAAATTCGCAAACCTGTTCTCTGAAATAGGTATTCCCCGTATAGAATTTGAAATTCCTGTTATTGGAAAAAAGGTGGGGTTTGGGCCTTTCTATCCATTCAAAGATGATGGTGGAGATGCGCCTGCTGTTCCATCGACATCACCTGCTGCGCCACAAGAGTCATCACAAGATAGTTTTAAAATGGGTTCTGTAGATAGACCTTCGAGGTTAAGAGGAAGGGAGATTGGGGGTTCCGGTGAGACATCACTTTCTGATAAAGAAGTTGCTGAATTGCAAACCAAGAAAAAACTCACTGCACGTGCACTTAAAGATTTTGAGAGTGATTCCTCCAATGCATTTGAAACGTATGTAGATGATGATGATCCCTTTGGTGAAGTAAAAAGACGGTATACTAATCCTGAAGTTCAAACACAGTACGAATCATTGCAACGAGATAGTCGTCTTGCTGAGTCTGACTATGGTAAAGCAAAGTCTGACAAGACAAGAGCATTAGGATCAGGAAATATTGGTAAGATAAAATTCTTACAGAGCAAAGGTGTGTTGCCACCAAATTTTGAAAGAACGTTTGGTGTTGGTGAAATCGATAGAATGGTAGATGACTATTATTCTGCAAAAGCAGATGTTATTAAACCACCAGTGGATGAAACGACTGAAGTTGTTCAGAAAGAAACAATGGAAAATGTAGCGAGTTCACAGGCTGCCCCAAATGTAGTTATTCAGGACAACTCTGTGAACTCTAGTAATCAGAATAGTAACACGGTTGTACCACCACCGCCCATGTCATCACCAACTAATGACAATAGAACACGGGCGAGTGCGTACAGTGGTTAATCTTCTGCGGCGAGTTTGGAGAAGAATGACATTGTATCTTCGTCGTCGTCTGCCACACTGGATCGAGGTTCTGGAGCAGGTTGGGTACGCATTGGCGCTGCCTCACGCACACTTTCCAATTCCACTTGTTCACGAGAAGACAACTGGTTGCCATTCCGTTCACCAAGAACCATCTGAAGACGCGCCTTCAACTCCTCATAAGTCTTGTAATTCGCAGGATCAGTAAACTCATTCAAGTCATACAGACCATTGTAAATTGTTTCGAGTTGATCATCATCGCCACCAAGAAGAGGTGATGGTGATGCAAACTCTGACTTATCATAGTTGCGATATCCCTCAACGTTTCGGATCTTCAACTTGAATGAAGCACCTTCCCAGAAGTCGAACGGGTCGACCGGAGTTTCGTCTTGGAACTGTGGTTGCATCATATCCATCAACTTATCGAAGATCTTCTTACCGAATGTGTATAAGAATACCTTGCCTTCGTTCTCAGGATTAGATGGGTCTGACTCAACATAGATGTTGGTCACATAGTGAAGTCGACGCTTACGTTCACGTACCAGAGCACGCATTTCGTCTGACTCAGTCGCCCACAACTCGCTGTTCATTTCTGAAACAGGATCTTGTTGACCGATAGATGTCAGTGACTTCTCGATGTACCATTGACCCGTTGGGCCTTTGAAACCGTGATCCCAGTAACGAACGAACGGGACTTCACCAGCACGTGCGGGTAGGAATCGAATGACAGCATAACCATTCCCTGCCTTGTCCACCGTGGGTTTCCACTGGCGTTCATCGACATAGGATGACTTATCTGTTTTGGTTTCGGGGTTTGCTGCTGCAACCAAGTCAGCGATAGAATTACGGTTGCGTTTTAGATCTGCAAAAGACATATGAGTTTCCTCTGTATAGTTTCTAGTTTGTTAGTCGTCACTGTATACGTGACAATGTATATAGTACCAAAACTATTCGGACTTTTCAAGCGGTTTCCAAACAGAATCGGCAGTATAAACATAAGACCCTAAGAACTCTTGCCCTTCCCATCGTTCAGGTTCAATGAGACTTAGGATAATTTTACCTACACTAGTGCGGTAAAGATGGTAAGTCACTCCAACACGGGGAACAAAGTTGTACTCCGCATTGTAGAGTGCCTCGTTAAGTTTTGATAACTCCACTAGGTTCTGATACTCTTGGTTCAGTAGTTCTAGTTTGTTCTCGAAATAATTACGTGCGAGCGACCCTCGTTCCGACTGAAATAATTTTGTGTCAGGCAGTTCGATAGGTGGTGCGGCATTGTTATCGCCGTAGGTGAGTAACGCACGTCTTTTAGTCAATGGGTAAAACCGAATCTGCGCCTTGAAGGTATCGAAGTCGTGTTGCTTCTGCTTCGAGTTTGTCTTTAATCACTGGACTAATATACTTCTTTGCATCTTCGGGCTCGAGTTTATACTTCTCACACAAATAAATGATTGCGTCTAGATAGTTCAGCGAGAGATCACGAACGGTTATCTCAACCAATCCCTGAAACTTCTTCTTGGTCATCACCAAGTTCTGCAATTCATTGTCGTCATTTATTTCCATATTATACCTAAATCAGGGTAATAGACACCCTTTGTTCGTTTTGCAAGGCCTTCATGATCGTATGATAGTGCGACACAAATCGGCACAGACTTGTATTCACGATTCAGACCATAGTGTGTGTCCAACCAAACACCGGTTTTGAGATAGGTCTGCATGTTAGACACATACTGTTTAGATGTTGGATCGGAACTATTTTTCCATGCTGAGATCCAAGTCTTGACATTATCAACACTCAGTTTGTGATCTGGTTCGAGTTCTGAAACCGATGGATGTATCGTGGGTTCATAAAACATTTTCTCCCGCAGTTCATCTCTTCGATCAATCAGATCTTGTATCTGATCAACCAGACTGTTTCGTACTGCATCAGGCATATATCCTAAACGAATATACTTCCACCCATGTTTGGCAAAACTGTTCAGGTAAGTGTCTGGTAAGACGTTGATCTCTGCTAGACTATACCCCATCTCAATACTAATAAATTTCTTGAGTGAATGTAGTCTCTCACGATCTGTAAGTTCACCATGCACATATGCATCACACTCTTGCCATGCGACTAAGCGTTCTTCTTCGGTTTTCGCCTTGCACAACTTATCCCACTTGGGTTCGGGGATCAGTGTTTTCTTTTTCTTTGGTGTAGGTCTCTTAATTCTCGCCACGGAACTTCCTATTTGCTCTAATCATTGATTCGAGAAAGTCGGTATCTGTAGATCTACATGAAATATTGAGTAACGCCATGGTGTCCTTGGGTAGACAATGTCCACCATATCCGAACTTGCCATCAGGGCCTGGAACCTGAGAGTGACTCGTTCCAATACGTGGGTCAATGGTAATCGCATCAACCATTGCATCAAAGTCTTTGTATCCCAGATCGTTGTAGATCTTATACATCTGATTCCAGAACGTTACCTTCATTGCGAGAAAAGTGTTCTCGACATACTTACCAAATGCCGCTTGATCTCTCGAACAAAACTTAACCTCTTCGAGGCAAGGTAACACGGGTTTGAACAATTCATGCCAGAATCGCATCGAACCACCACCATAGATCGCAAACTTTTGAAAACGAAACTCATCGGTAGGATTCCGATTGGCGTTCGAACTCGCGAGAAACTCTGGTGATACTGTGATGTCAAGATCATCATAGTCTTCAAGGAATGTGGGTATCACCGCACTCTTGATCAGATACTTGGTGTTACCGTACTTCTCGAACACATCAGCAACGTTGGATGTGTCGCAGACACCGTTTTTACTCATTGGTGTCGCGACACAGACAACCACACCATCAACGGTGTCATCCGCAGGATACTCATATCCCTTATACGGATCGTCGATTACAATGTCGACACCAGAGTGTTCATTTAAGACATTGGCGACTGCTTGACCAACAGGCCCATATCCAGCAATTACAATCTTCAATCTAAACTCCCATCTTCATATTGACCACACCAATTACACGCCTTTCCGGTTTCTACTGCAATCCTTGTTCGATCCTTTTCACAGAAGTGTTCCCACAGTTGTGAGGGTTCGAATGGTCTTTCTATAGGATTATCTGACTCGTATGCCAGATCTTTCTTTTCTTTATTAAATATACGATCCCAATTGTTCTCGAAAACTTTTCTTTCGACACCAAAGGGTCTTGGTTTATCACCCTTGCCCGTCATTTTCTTCAATCTCCCAAAAAAGTTTACGTTTGTTATAAGGTTTGCCTTCTTCAAAGCAAACCCACCAATCTGGTTTGTCACGTCGTGTCCACTTGGCAAACTGACGTTTATCTTCCCAGTAGAACTGACGATATGACGTTAGTGAATCACCCTCAACAATGCAATGGGGATACTGTGCCATAGCAGGGGTTGGTTGAGTAAATGGTTTTTCAGTGTCCGCATTCGCCGGAGGCAACAAGAGAGTGTACTCCAGTTTATGTTGCGTCAAGTGTTTTTTACCGTAACGGTATGTATACTCTTCGCAGAGACATGCCCATAACTGATACAACCATTCATAGTTTGCAGCAGACTCGCGCACCCACTTTGCAGATGGGTGATTGACATGACACGCCTTGTAGAGTTCGGTGTTCATGACTGAGTCTGGATGCATGTATCGAGCAATGCGGCGTCCATTAGTCGTTCGACCTTCCCACACATGTCCATCAAGAACACGGTGAGCAGTCGACAATAATTGTGCATACTCGATAGACATTTTGACAACGTGTTTGTCCACGTGCTGTTTAGCGCAAGTTTGTGGATCGTCGTCGACATAGAATATATTCATAACGATTGAATTTTGTCTAGTAAGACTTCTCCCTTTCGATCAATTTTAGTACAAACATCATAAGTAAAGGTAAGGATACCATAAAAAATATCCCAGATCAAGGCCACTGGTATCGCGAGGGATAACAGAAGGTACTTCTTATTCATCTAACTTCTCCAGTTTAATACCACATTCGATTAAAAATTGTTTACCACTTCCTTTCGAGGCAACGTATTCTTCATCATAGTATACCTCTTTTACACCTGACTGATATATTAACTTTGCACACTCGATGCATGGTACATGGGTAACAAACATCGATGAATCCTCACCCGATTCGGTTGATCGTGCGAGTTTGGTGATTGCATTTGCCTCTGCGTGTAGGACTTCGGGTTTGGTGTGCCATTCACCATAGACATCCAAGTCTTCACCTGCCACATGAAATGTCACACCTTCATAGGGTTTCCACTCTTCGCAGTTGTTATCCCATCCAGAAGGGGTGCCATTGTAGCCTACAGAGATGATGCGATCATCCTTGACGACAACCGCACCAACTCGTTTCTTTCTTGCCGTGGACAATTGAGCGGTGTCTCGTGCAATGCCCATGTAAAAACCTTTATACTTGTCTTTCATAATTTTGGAACATACTCCTCAAACAAACGATCAACTTCGGATGAATACCCCATACTTCGAAGAGCATCCGCAGTGCTATATATCTCAGCACGTTGAGTACGACCTCTTTCCCAAATACGATGATCATCCGAATAATCATAAAACCAATCGTGTGATTTCATGAGTTCCTCAAGACGTTGTATAGTTTCCATCACGCACACTCCAATAAAGATTCGTATTCGTCATCGATACCGTGCATCTCCATCTCTTTCGCGAGACGCCAGTCGATGACAACAGGTTCCGCAAACTCTTCAAGAGTCGGGGGGAACATACCCTCTTCCGCGTTCTGAACCCAACGACGGATACCAACCACCTTACAACAGTAGTCAAGAATCTGTTGTTCCATCAACAAGTCGCCACCAATAGAGACGTGAACATTGATGGGTGCTTCCCA